AATTTGTTTTTTTAATAATTTATAACCATCAGATATATTTTCAGGTAGCTTATACTTTCCTTGTGCTATCTTAATATTTTCCGTTTCTCCTTTAGCAAACTGCAATAAGTCTATAATATTATTTATCATAAGCTTTTTATTTTATTTAATAATTCAAGGCTACTTTCTCCTGTTTGTAGGTTTGTAGTAATCTTGTTAATTAGAAACTCCTCTTCATTAATAACAATCGTGTCGCTTAATTTATAATTTAAAAGAAAACTTTGTGGCAAAATTGCTTTAAATTTTACTAATCTTCTGTTATAACTAAACACATCACTTATATAATTGCTATAATATGTTTGAAACAAAGTATTGTCATCTATTTTTGGTAAAAAAGGATCTATCTCCCTACTAAAGTTTATAGTTTGACTACTTACTGATGGAGTATAAGTAATTGTAATATTATCTATATCATCATAATCACTTGTTATTACAACACTATTTGTTATTGCTGTAAAGCTATCAGTACCACCACTTGCAACTGTTGTTGTTTGTGTAACATAATTTGTATCTATATAGCTAAATGTAACAGAGCTTGTTTCTGCTGCATCTACTGCTAATGCAACACTTGAAGTTCCTTGCTGGAAGTTACTCGGTCTATTATAGCTTGTTATTTCAGCTGGTGTTCCAACCCCACCACCATTAAACATTTGTATTGAAGCTGATCCTGTAGGAGTTGTTGTTTTTACAAATAATAAAGGTTTATTTATTGTTGGGTTTTGGTCTTGATCTACAAAATATCCATAACCAATATTTGTGTTTGTGTTGTCATTTTGATCTTTAAGCCTTTCAAAAAACATTTTTTCATAAGGAGATAATATTCTATAATCCTGACCTCTGTTTAATCTTGGATCACGACCTGAGTTTGTTGAATCACTTGCTTTAACTGATCCATATTGTCTTGTGTTTAAGTTATTATAATAATAAGCTGCAAATGTTTTAGGATCTTCAAACTTAAATTCTATATCATTAAAAGGTACACTAAAATTACTTTCGCTCTCATCAATTTTAATATACTTTGTAATATCTCTGCTTGTACCACCTGCATAATAATCATCAAGGGTTTGTACTTTTATTTTAGTATAATCTGCACTTGATATATCATTATCTATATATGCTGTTAAATTAAAGGTTTTAAATAGCCCTGTTAAGAAAGTTAATATTTTCATATCAGGTATCTGCTCACTTACAAATATTGTATCTACTATTGCTCCCGGCTCAACTGTGCCAGCTGTCACTTCATACTCATTTGAGCTTTCTCCTATCTTATCTAATATTTTAGTACAAGTTAAAGTATAATTCACTGATAGAGAAGTTTCTGTTGTTTCAATAACAAACTCAACATTATGACTATCAACTGTTCTGCCAACTGTTGTTTCAAATTGATATTCTATTGTAGTGGTAGTGTTTCCTGATGTGTGAGGAACTTCTGTAATAACCTCATTTGTTCCAAATTTTCTTAATCTTGCTGTAAAATTCTTTGTAGTTATTGTTGGGCTTATTGTCCATACTACTTTCATTTTTTCTACTTGATCTAATAAGCTTTCTCCTAATATACAAGTTTGAAACCTAAATACACCCCCATCAAATCTTGGCGAGAATCCTGTAAAGCTTGTTGGAGGATCTTGTGTTGTGCTATTATCAAAAAATTCAATAACATCTCCTGAAAAACTTATAATTTTATCTACGATAATAAGATTAGTATTTGTTTCATTTGTTGGTGTAACTCCTATATCTCCTTTGTTTCTGTGAAGCCACATATAAATATTACTAAAAAAACCTGTTTCACTAAAAAAGTCATCAGTAAATCTCATATCTATTTCGCCATCTTGCTCAATAGTTTTTATTATATCTATGATTCTTATTGCAGGTTTTAAATCAGAATAATGAAAACCTTTTGTTACACCTAATCTTTCTGTTGCTCCTGAACCTGTGTCTGCTTGTTCTCCTGAATAGTAAAGGTTTCTTGTTGTATCACTTCTTGCTTGTGTTGTTAATACTCCAGCTGCTGCACTATCATAAACAAATCTTTGAGTATGTGATATTAAAGGGTAAATAATACTTGGTGTTGTTGTTGTTTCATTACCAATAGGACTAACATAAGTTTGCAATCCTTGTTTAACTTTAGCTGAATTGTAATCGTGGTTATATGCTGAAAAATCAAGGCTACTTAATTTACGATCCTTTACTCTATCTTTTAGTTTTATAGTTTGTCCGTAAAAAGTAATATTATAACTCTCAGGCACATTATTTTTCAATTTAACACCATTCATAACTATATATCCAGCCCTAAAAGGCTTATAATTAAGCTCTAAGATCGCATCAAGCTTTTGGTTAGCATTAAATACCCCATCAGGAATTGCATCGCTTACAAGGTCTCTACGATAGTAATGCTTAAATAGTTTATTATTTACAGGACTTGCAGGTAAATTAAATGTTTTACTAAAATCAGTAAATACTTTTTCTATATCTCTTATATCTTGTATAGTTTGTGTTAAAGTAATTATTTCATCTTCAAATAAATCAAGCCTTTGAAAATTTATGTCAGTAATTAAATTAATCTCATTCCACAATCTAAATGCTTCTCCCCAATTAACATTAGTCAAGTTCCAAATATCAGGATCAGGTTGTGGGCTATCTAATATTATATTTGGTATAGCAAGTCCTACTTGGTTCATTATCTTATTGTATTTATTCTATCAAATGCATATTTAAAGTCAATCGTGTAGTTTGACAATCTATCATTTAAGCTTGTTTTATATGTTACCCTTTTATTTTGTGGTATAACAGGTAGGTTTAAATTATCTTTTTGAATCCAACACACAGGGCTAATTAATAATTCTTCAATCACTTGGTTATAACTATCATTTACATAGCCTGTGTTCATAGTGATACTTTCTCTACTCATTATATTTCTTGTTTTATATTGAGCATTATTAATTGAATAAGTTGCACCTGTTGTTAATGTATTGGCTTTATATTCTTCTCTTTGTATTTCTAAACTTTCAATAGATTTTAAAAAGAAATTAATACGTTGTAAAGCTCCGTGCCTGTTTTTAAATACAATAGGATAGTTTGTATATTTTTGGCAGTCTTGTTGTTCAATACTAATAGTTTCTGTACCGGAATCGGAAACAATATCCACACTTGTTAGGGCAGCTGTTGTGCTTGTTGCATACTCAATAACATCTGCTGTGTCATCTATTGCTGTACCAATAGTTACACTTGTTACTGTTGTTGCTCCATTTTTAAAATTTACAGTTGTTGCACCGGTTAATGTATCTGCACCAGCATTCACACTTAAATTAGCAAGTACAGGTATTTTAAGTATTTCGCTTTCTTCTCTAAATATTTTATTGTTACTCATTAATATTGTTGAGCTTCCTGAATAACTACTTAAAGTAAGTGTTGTATCTCCATTTGTTTGTGTTTCTGTATCAAAGCCATCTTCAAAATATCCTACTCCATCAAAAGCCATTATTAAGGTTGTAATTGCATCTAAAGAAGTTCCAGCAGAATTTCTTGGTGTAGCAACTGTTTTTACCCAAACATTAACTCCATTATCTGTAAATGATCCATTAAAGTCATAATCTATGTAATCTTTAATAAGCTCCCCTATTTCAAATGTTACTGCATTATTATTTGCTACCTCATTTTTTCTTAATTGATATGTTGTGCTTGGTGAAGCCTGAAATGTACCTGTGTATATTGATATTGTTAAATCACAATCTGCTAAATCAGTATTGTTTATTTTTAAATATACCGGACTATTTATATTTACTTTATATATTGCCATCTTTATTAAATTCTAATTGTATTAGTGTTTCAAAATCTTCTCCGTATGCTCTTGCTACATCACTTGGTAGGTTTTTAAAATATTTTATAAAAGGTTTAGTAAAAAACAAAGTGGGTTTAATTCCTTTTGTAAATATTGATCTTGCAATTAAAAATGTTATTGACTTACGAAAGCCAACTGTACTAACTGCTCTGCCTGTAAATCTACCCTTTATATCTCTTGGTGCTAATCCTTTTCTAATAGAAAATCTATCAAAACTACTTGGTGGTGGCATACCTTTTAATCCTGTTCTACCACCTTTTGAAGTGTACTTATATTCTCTTGCTTGTGATCCATAATATTTTTTACCTACACTTTTTCCACTTTTCACCCCTTTAACACCAAGGTCTTGATATTTACCATAGTCCTCCATAAAAAAGCTAACCATACTAAAATCTGCTGTCACATAAGGATCAGATGCCTTTATACTATCACGCAATTTACCTGATGTTTTGTCTTGTGGTGCATTTTTCTTTGCTTCCACTACAACATTTTGTGCAAATTTTTGCATTACAGCTCTGACTTTTTTTAAATCCATTAGCAGATATTTATGTCGTTATCTATTAGTATATCCATTGTTCCTACCCAGCCAGCTACCTCGTTTTCAAAACGATCATAAAAAGGCTCACAATTAACTGCGCCATCTAATTGATACTTGTTTTGATATAATGTTCCACTTCTTAATAACTCAATAAGTTTGTTTAATACAGCCAGCTGTGTGTTTAATATATCTTGTTCATTATCATTGCCTATAAATTTATCTATTACCTCATCTTTACTTTGATCAACTACATCCATACAAAGTACACTTATATTAAATCTAAGGACTTGTTCTTCTTGGGTTACATTATTAATAATAATATGGCTTAGTGGGTATATTGTTTGCTTGGCAAGATCAATTTTAGTTATATCTCCTGTGGTTACTGTATTCACATTCTCATCATTTAAAAGATTATTTTTTATAGTTTGAGTAATTAAATAATAACCCCTAACTCCTATATTGCTCATTTTAATTTA